TCTATGAACATAATACCATTTACCGTTTCTTGTACCGTTTTACTTATGTACTTAGCAGCCTTCAAAACCGATTTTGCATCAGGAAATACGGCACACTTACCAAACATTGCATTTAATACATCTGGATTTAAATCATATGCCATCGTATCATCATTAAATGTGCCGTAGAGGTAAATGTAATCATCCTCTGAATAGGTAACTCGGTAACCATCTTTTGTGATTAGAATATAAACGCCATCTTCCATCATCGTTCCAAAGTCACATAATCTCCGAAGTACTTATCGAAAACAGCTACCAAATTCTCATAATCACCAGCCATCATTTCTTCCCGAATTTGCGTGGCATCCAAATCTAATTGTTTGGCAAATCGTACGGCATAACCCATTAAGGCATATGCATTGCCATCAGGACCGGTCAGGTCGATTACTCTTTCATATGCATCTTTTTTATTGCGAATCATAATAAATCTCCGTTGGTTAACAGTACCATTGTATCATAGTATAAGACTAATTGCAAGACAAAAAAAAGATAGTGTTGTTTTTACGCAACACTATCAGGCAAATGATACTTTCAAATAAATTCAGGATGCTTTGTGGGACCAACTGGATTTGAACCAGTGACCCATTTCTTATGAGGAAATCGCTGCTAACCTGACTGAGCTATAGTCCCACAAAGCATCCTTTTGAAAAGGATGAAAACATTATTTTCTCACCTTTAATAAATTTTGTTTAGCAAACTCAGCACGATTAACTAATTTATCTGGACCGTGTTCACTGTTAACAACAAAACCCTCTGGCTTAGATTTTTTACCTTCAATATGGTGGTCATAGTCACCCTCATGTGTTTCTAAAGATTTAACCAAGTGATTCTTTGCTTGAGCTAAGTGGTGGTGCATTGATAACAAATTAGCATAGTGTTGTTTGTTCTTTTCAACGTGAGCATTTTGTTCTGCACCTTCAGCAGTTTTAACTGCTTTCGATTTCTCAGTCTTAACCTTTGATGCTTCTTTTTCATGATGAGCAGCAAGATGTTCTTTAAATCCTTTTACATTTGGTACTTCATCATGGCGAACTGTCTTGTTAATGTAAGTTGAAAGATGACCAACATCACCAGAATGTTTTGGGTGAATAGCATTATACATTGCATGACCATGGGTTTCATGAATCTCTTTTGCTGCATTCATGTGTCTTTGAAAACCTGATTCGTTTTCTTCAGAATGACTAACCTTTGATGTATCATGTTCAGCACCATGTAAGTGTACATCAGGATGATGTTTGAATTGACTTATATCTACATGAGGAGACGATGATAAACTTGCAATATCTTTACCATGATACTGTTGGTGAACAACTACACCAATCTTTGATCTTTTAATTGCTTTGGCGTGTTGACCCTTGGCTGTGTAAGTAATTGTATTAGGTGTGAAAGAAACATCACCCTTTGCTTCAAGAATAAAAGATTCGTGAATCCTGTGATCTTCGCTTGTATGCATCAAATCACCGTGAAATACTCCAGTTTTTGGTGCCACTTTCTTCAGGTGATCGAGTGCGGTATGTAATTTAGAAGCAAGACCTGGAGCATGACCATGATTTCGATCAATATCTTCATGAGTATGGTTGATTTTTGGATTCTTGTTACCGATAGATTTAGTGGCAACGAAGAACTTACCATTCTCAGGGTGATGACCAAAAACAATTGCTGGAGAACCATCATACTTCATTGTCAAGTTGGAACTTTGGCGTCCAGCTTTCATATGAGCATGAGCATTCATTAAAGCAGCATGAGCTTGTTCAAATCCAGCGTGACCATGCATCAATGGACGATCTTCTGGATGAGTAATATGCTGAAGTTTTCCACCTGCTTCAGCTTCTTCTTTTAGGAATGATTTAAAATTTAACATTGATTTTCTCGATTACTTTATAAAAGTATAAAAAGTTATCTTATATTTATATTAAAATAATTTACTACTTATACAAAAATATAACTGGTGCGAGTGGAGGGACTTGAACCCTCATTCCTTTCGGAGACAAATTTTAAGTCTGTTGCATATACCAATTTCGCCACACTCGCATTACTGGCACCCCCAGCAGGAATCGAACCCACATTAAGGGAGTAGAAATCCCTTGCATTATCCATTATACTATGGGGGCATTACTTGGTGCCTCGGGTCGGACTCGAACCGACACGGATTTCTCCACTGGCTTCTAAGACCAGCGCATCTACCAATTACACCACCAAGGCTTTACCTACGCATCTTCCAAGTGTATTCTTCACCACTTGGGAGTTTTCCATCTTCTACTGAATCAACACCCATCTTACCGACTTGATTTGGATTCTCACCAACCATGGTAACAAAACTATACCGGCTTTGATTTCTTAAACCACTTACTGTTTCCAATGCAGATTCCAGCGTATCCTCATTATAGGATCTAGCTTCACCATATTCATTTGTAAAATAAATTTTATACATAATCACCTTTATAAACCTTGGAGCGAGATATCAGAATCGAACTGATAACAACAGATTGGAAATCTATAGTTTTACCATTAAACTAATCTCGCCTACTTAAACTATGCTACTTTATCTAATACGAATTTTAAACGATCCGCAGCGAAAGATGCGGCAAACGCTTGAGGTTTTACCAGAGGGATAACATTACACATACCTCTGATATACCCAACTGCCTCATTGATAACGCATGAACTACCGTGCATTTCATCAGGATTAATATCCAAATGTACCTCAACATCACGGTCTTCCAAAACGTCTTTCAACTTCAAATACAATTCGGCAATTTTGTATACCTCATTCATTAATCGCATTCTTGGTTTGTCTTTTCTTTGATCCCAATCTCTTTCAGTTTGGACTTCACCAAAGATTTTACAACCATTCTTACCATTAATATGTACTACAATAGCTAAAGTGTAATCAGCATACCAATCTTTACCAATGAGGAAACGAGCCGAGTCCGCACCGATATAAATCTTAGTCTCAGGACTTTGTGCTTCAATAAACTCTTTCACTTCATTAACATCAATCTTACGCATGATTACTACTCCTTTTAAAAACTTGGAGCGGGTAGAGAGAATCGAACTCTCAAATATTCCTTGGCAAGGAATTAGGTTACCTTTACATCATACCCGCATAACTGGCATCTCAGGAAGGATTCGAACCCTCACTAGCGGTTTTGGAGACCGTTGTGCTGCCATTAACACCACCGAGATATAAAACAACAGGATAGATTTTAACGGTTCAAATTAGCAGTTTGATGTTTTAAATTTGCTGTTACTATCCTAAAACTTGGTACAGAGTATTGGGCTTGAACCAATGACCTACGCCTTATCAAGACGTTGCTACTACCAACTGAGCTAACTCTGCAATAATACTTGGTAGGTCCTGAGAGAATCAAACTCCCACTTTTTCGTTCGTAGCGAAATGTAATATTCATTTTACTAAGGACCTAAAACTTGGTGGACCGTGAGAGAATCGAACTCTCAATTTCTGGTTGCAAACCAGATGTGTTCCCATTAGCACTAACAGCCCGAAACTGGTCTGAGTACAAGGATTCGAACCTTGGACGCCTGGTCCCAAACCAGGTATGTTACCAGACTACACTATACTCAGATATAAAACAACAGGTTTTAGTGTTGTTTAGGCAACAATAAAACTTTCTTACTGGAAGTGCGAGTCAGATTTGAACTGACGATTTTACGGATTTGCAATCCGTTGCTTTTGACCACTCAGCCATCGCACTATTAAAAATGGCGGGTAGTATAGGATTCGAACCTATGCACCTTTACGGTGGACGGCTTAGCAAGCCGCTGCCTTCGACCACTCAGCCAACTACCCATTTCCGTTACTAAAACCTACCTTACCACCTTGTGCTTCAATTCTCTTAACTACATCTTCAAAAAGAATCGGTGCAAAATCTGTCTGTTCAACGCATACACAATGATAACGTGGATCAATTTCCGTTTCGCTGTAGATAACTTCTCCAGTCGGATAATTAATACCTTTCGCCTTCATAACACGGTTCGTATGGAGGTGTCCATGAATGTTTACACCAAATCTTCCAAGATTTTCTGGATGAAGTGGAATATGTGAAAGAATCATTCCGTTCATTACATGATAAGCACGAAGCTCTCTGAAATGTTCACGGTATTCATCATCACGAAAAATATCATGGTTACCACGAATAAGAACTTTATCACCATTAAGTCTACGCATAATACCAAGAGCTTTGCGGTTAATCACTACATCGCCGAGGTGGTACACTTTGTCATTCTTTCCTACTCTTTCATTCCAGAGTTTGACCATCGCTTCGTCCATTTCATCAGGATCAGTCCATGGTCTAATCTTTACTCCGGTATCTTGGTGTGTGAAACGACATACACCAGCGTGTCCAAAATGTGTATCACTTACAAGAAATACTCCAGACATATCGTTCTCCTATAAAATATGGCGGGTACGGTAGGATTCGAACCTACGGAACTTTTACATTCGCTAGTTTTCAAGACTAGAGCCATCAACCACTCGACCACGTACCCATATTGAAATACACTCCTGATCCTGTTCGATAAAACAGAATGTTGGCTAGCCTACCTGAAATGTACTTCAATATGGCAGCGGTACTTGGGATCGAACCAAGGATAACGGATTCAAAATCCATCGTGATACCATTTCACTATACCGCAACATATTTACTACTCTAATTTTTAAAGAACATTTATTTCTTACTATGTGTCCATTATACATGAACCACTTCACAAGTCAACGACTATTTACAGCCTGTCGTTTTCACACAACACTAAAACAAAAACCCTAGAAACTTTCGTTTACTAGGGTTTGTGATGAATTAGATTTTATCTAATATACTACGTTACACAAACCCCATTTGATCCAATAAAGCCGCTATTCTCATTTTTTGATGAGCGATAATCGGCCGGCCATGTCGCTAAGGACTGGCAAGGAGATATTGAGAGTGTATGTATAGTTTTCATCATAGTCCTAGTATATATGCTTTTTGTTCTGCGGTCAAGCACTTTTTTCACTATTACCTAAAAATATTTTCACTTTACCAATACATCTTTATTTTTAACAACTTCACCATTCGGATGATTATAAGCAACGAAGCCATCTTCATCTTTGAATGCTACTCCTTCCCAAAAATACTGTTTTTTCTTAAAATGAGTAATCTGTTCTTCGGTAAATTCAGATACATCCATTCGCATTTCACCTAAGTGCTCTTGCCAATTGTCATCAGCTACATTAGCAATACGGAATGCTTCATCTTTATTTTCGGCCTCGACCACATGAACCATGCGAAAAACACCGATACTTTCAACAATATATTTCATAATTATCCTTTAACAGAAATTTTAACTCGCAGAAACCACGCTAAAACAATAACTGCACACCAAGTACTGAAAGTATAAGGAATCTCCAGAATTGGAAATAACGTATTTAATGCCCAAACGACAAAAAGTGGGCCTAAAGTAAAAATTGCAACAACCAGCAATATAGCGGTCAGTCCGCCAAGTGCCATTATAACACTTTCTTTGAGATTATTCGCCAATTTCTTCTCCAATCGAAAATTCTAGCTTGGAAAGCGAGTCCCAGCGAAAACTTCGCCAGCCTTTTGCTTCAATATCATACACAGGTTGTGCTTCATCTGAATATTTTCGTGTTCCAACACTTTCCGCTGACTTTTCAGTCTTAGGAATGTGTTCTTCTGACAAAGTAGCGACCATTTCACGCTGCGATCCGTCTTTTTTCGTAAAAGTCAGCGTTACAACTTCACTTTTCAGCAAACCCTTCAACCAATTTCTTGTTTCAACATCACTAAAATCAAATTTTCCACTCATTTTTCAATTCTCCGCAATTTCTTTAGCATAATTTTTCAGTTTTAATAGTGTAACACGACTTAATGTGCGTTTGAGGTAATCATCGACCCATTTATAGCTGTTTTCCGTCTTTCTAACAAAGCATCCATACACATTTGCACGGATCAAGCCGTAAACGTATGTCTCAGGATCACTAAAAATCGCCTCAAAGTGGTCATCAAATTCTGGTTCACCATTTTCACTCTGTTTAAAGAATATAACATGGTACATATCACCAAATTTCGTGCCACCAACTTTTTCACCTTTATCAAAATCATCCAAAAAATCAAAATAGGACAATTTCAGGGAACCTTCATCGTCTCCTGGCATCAGGTAAAAACCATCAAATTCGGTCGCATTAGGTTCCGACATAAACATCCTTTTGTACGGTACGCTTGCTGCGGTTACGGTCATAGACCTTTTTTGAAACCGCAACCCGCATACGGTACTTGGGTGTTCTCAAATCCTTGGCGATAAGGTTACGCTTGGTCAAACTCATTCAAAATCCTTTAACGAGCTCGCTAAGCGAGCACCAATAAACATTAGCAAAAGGCCTACAGCCGAAATTCCATAAAAAAATAAATCAGAACCACCCTCAATACCAGAGGCGGCAAACACAATAAAAAAACCCAAGAGAAATGTAACGGTACCCATCAGAAATTATCATCCGAAACAACATCAGAATAATCCAAAACGTCAAATACCCACTCAACAGGTATGCCTAACTTCCGAGCTATCATCAGAGGAGTATTGTCGGAATCTTCCAACAAAATTTGAATATCGGTAAAAACATCTTTCATTACAGCCATTTTAAATCCTTGACAAATTAATAATACGACCTGGATAATCGTTGTGAAATACCGCAACAGGGCAAAACACGATTTTACCAACTCGACCTTTATCTTCAGCATCCGACCATGAGTCCTTGGTCACAACGATTTTATAGGCATTGTAGCCTTGCTCGTTGGTGATTTCCAAAATTTCGCCTTCAACGAAACAATCTTCACGACCAACCATAGGTTTAAAATCGTAAGAACGGATAACATCACGGACTTCAAATTTTTCTGCTTTCAACATTTTGTTTCCTTATCAATTCAACAGGTACCATTATACACGAACCGGCAAAGGAGTCAAGAACTTTTTGGATAATGTTGTAAAAAAACAACACTAGAAATTTAAATATTTACCATCTACGACCACCGTATTGTTGCTGTGGTGTTGGTATGTATCCAACGGTGCCAGGAATAACATATGTTTGGTTAAATGGCGTGGTGCTAATATTGGAATGATTATGTCCATAATTAACCGATTGTGGGTAATATCCATTTTGTTGTGGTGGGGGCGGATAATATCCTGGTGGATATTTCGGTGCATGATAACCGCCTGGAGGATCCACAGGGTCGCAATGAACATTGATTGGAATTAAAACACGACCACCAGAATTGATTTTCTGCGCCACATATTCCACATTCGGTCGCATATTCTCTCTTGTACATTCCCTTGAGGCTTGTACAATTTCTTTCCGATGCATAGCTTCCGGACCATCATAGCCAGATAACTTATGAACAGGCGGAGAAGAACAACCAGAAAGGGCGACAACGCCGGCGACAACCAATAGTTTAAATTTCATTTCAACTCCATGTACGGTGCTTTTCAGCAACCCATTCGTTACCATCGTATTCTTCAATGTACCAATCAACCTCATCGGGAACTTCCACGATTTTTAAATCAGCACAGGCACCACTGGCAGCATCACCTAGTTCCTCAATGACCCGAATTAAATCCGAATCACTACGAGAGATATCACGGTCATAAAAACCAGCATTAGGCCATTCAATACCTTTGAATTCCAGGTAGCGAGCAATTCCTGATTCCGACAAACTAAAACCACCATAGCAATTATTAATTACAACTTTCACAATATTCACCTAAAAAGTATTAAGAGTAGGTTCCAATTCCGCAATCAACTCACGTTCCCGTTGGTGTGCAGGTTTTCGACCACGAACAATTTCCAAAACTTCGTACCGATAATCAGCCTCGATATTGTCACGGAGAAAACAGCAGAAAGACCAATCCTTGTTTTCCTTCATGGCACGGCTGACGTGCTTCTGCCAGCGAACCTTAACTGACCGAACAAACGCTTGACCCTGTGCAACGGTTAAACCGATATACGAATCGCCGGTATCCTCACAGATAACACGATATAAAACATGGTTACGGTCAGACCGTTTTTTTCTCATAAAGATTCCTTTCTCATTACAGGAACCATTATACATGAACCACTGGTGGTGTCAAGCAGAAAATAATGTATGTTGTATTTTAGCAACACTCAATGTTGCGTGGAAACAACACTATCCGACCACCTGATCCTAAAGAGGGTCATCGAAAAAGTGTTCTCGAATTCCAACCATGGGTAATAGGCATCACGGTCTTTGATTATTGTACCTTGTTCTTTCAACCATGCTTTGAATTCTTCATTATCATGGTTCATGTTTTCCAACCACCAAGTGGCTGCATTGACGTAGTAGGGTTCAACAGGAAGTTTGTACATATATCACCATGAGGAACTGTAGTAGAAATTAATATTGCGACCATCCTTAACTTCAGGCAATTCTAGAATCTCAGTTAAACGCTCGACAGTATACTTTAATTGCTCTAAGTACCATTCATCGACCTCTGTACAACCAAAGAAAAAACCAGATTGTGGAGGAAGTAATACATCCGCTTGGCTAGGGTCAGCTAAAACCTGTTTGCAGATATCTCGTAATTTTGCCAAAGATTCTTCACCAACATTATATTCAGCACAGTTATCCACACCATCTTGGATTTCATTTACAAACCAACGGTGAATAGCATTAGCCTTGCGCCAGTACATAGCCTCAAAGCTAATCTGTTCAACTTCACCAGAGAAACCAAAATCAATGGCTGAAACCAATTCACGCAGCTTAGCATCCTCAGGATTATACTTTGAGAGATACCGTTTTGCTGTCAAGTACATATCTAAACCCATCACTTACTCCTAATATCAATAACTTCAATAGTCGCAACTCCTTCAAGGTCTTTCTTGAAGGACTCTAGCACACCGCTTGCATAACCATTTAGACCAAACGAATTCTTACCACACTTGTAGACACTACCAGAATGGTTAATAAAGTCATAATGATCCTCATGCTCAATCGTTTCAGTAATCCCGGAACTTAACTTCCATCTATCACTTCCAAGATAACCACCGTACCATGAAGCCATCACTTTGCGGTTAACTTCTCCATCATTAGTTCTAAACTCCACAACGATCCATCCATCGGGAGTATATGTTCTATCACTCATCATCTTCTCTATCTAATTCACTCAGGGCTTCACAGATACAAGAATCTGCACAGGACATTTGAGATTCAATTTCGGTCAGACCAGCTTCACAGGCCTCATGGTATACATCAGAGAGTAAACCCTGAGCATGGTCAAGTTTTGCAATCATGCCCTCACGGTCGTAAGAGGGTTCCAAAGGCTGCCAATTCACACACAGCTCAAGCATACGAGCTCTCAAATCTAGAATCGTTTTCTCTTGTTCCTTCATAACCTTACTATACCGTTTAACGATATTCGTAAGAGACTCATTTTCTTTCAATAATTGTTTTTCACTCATTTTAAATCCTATATGTTGTGGTAGCTTTGTTACCTGTCTTGGGGTCAACAAATTCAATATCAACACCTTTTTTAAGTTCCTGATGTAGTCGTTTACCGGCATCTTCACATGATTGGCAAAGTTTAAACATTCCCAATACCATGATGTAATTATCGTTATGTGGCTTTCTACAATTTATACAAGTCATCATTTAATCCTTATCCAATTTTCACCATCATACGTTTCAAAAAATACACCTTCCCAGTTACCTTCTTTTGTACCATCATCAACCCATGTCGCCTCCGATGAATTTGGACGAATCATGCCCTTCAATGGTTTTGGTCTTGGTGCTGAAGTAGGTGTTGGTAATATCATTCTTCAACTCCATAATCACGTTTAATCAAGTAGCGTATATAATCAATGTCACCAGAACCATCGTTAATGGTTTGCAGAATATCTTGGACAATCAACTCACCGAATAACGCAAGGTCTCCATCAGTACCTGGTTCTTTCGTATGAACCACAGTAACATCATTTCCAGTTCTTTCAAACTTAATAAAGTAACCAGCTTGTTCCGCAAGTACTGCTAATCTACCGTTCATTCTTCATCCTCATAATGTTCATCTTCAGGGTGACCCTGATCCGGGCCAGTATAATGCGGGTTACGTTCCCATGTATCATAATCGGAAAGAACCCATTGCTGGTCTGCTCTATCTTGACCAACAATCCAAACCCACTCACGAACTGCTTCTCGCATAAAACTCATCATTAATCTCCGACATACTCACCAAGGATAAGGTTGCCCTGTTTATCTTCATATATCATAAATCCCACTGAGTCATCAAACTGGTCAGGGTCCAGATGAAATACACGAATTGTGCTCAAGCGGGCGGCAGGTATCATCGGGGATTCCGGTGCCAGAGGGAAATATTCATCTTGTACACGATAATGCTCACCTGTTGGTTTGAACTTTTCTGTACGCACCCACTTGCGTTCCTGTAATGCTGTGGGCAGTAGGGAGTCCGGCGAATTGAATCCGTCATAGATGCTGGTAACAATCTCAGGATGCTGGGTAATCTCTGCCACCAAAAACTTCTTGCAATCTGCTGTGGTAATCGGTACCTTAGTAGACCTAACAAATGCTGCGAATTGCTCAAGATTAAGGTTATCTTTCAACTCTTTGGCAGCTGCTAATGCCTTCACAGCAATACAATCATTCAAATGGTCAAACTCACTATCAGCACCACAACATACACGATAATCAGTACCAGCAGTAGCTACGATTTCCGTATACTCTTTAAGAGCTGTCACGATTAGATCCAATTGCTTCACTTTAATACCTCTGCTGATTTAAGTTGCCATGTGTCACCGTCATAAGTAAACTTCACGTTATCTGAAGCATATCGGAGAGGTGTTTGATTACCTGTAAACTTATAAGAAACTGTTAGGTATGTGGAGAAGTCAGGTCTAGATTCTGGCTTTACACGATAATTAACCCATCTATCCCAAATAGGATGTGGAACATCAAACCAGTTTCCGTGAACACTTTCAAACTGAATAGTCTTACCTTCTGCCCATGCTACGATACATTCATAATGTGGTTGTTTCATAATTCAATCCTTGCTGATGGTTTATATACTCCAAAATCTTCAAGTGTTCCTTCTGGATATTTCATCAAGAATTCATAAACTCCTTGATATGTACTAGCACGATTATCTCGCCAAACAATATCACCAGTGGCACCACGCTCACGAATTAAACTCTCGACTTTTTGTTTAAAGAGAATTTTTTCTTTGTGATTCATCATTCAACTCCAAAATGTTTTAACATTATTTCAATAGTTCCGTCACGATTCGCTTGGCGATTATTCTCTGTAATATTAACACATTCCCGAACAATCAACTCGGCGAACTTTTCCAGCAACTCAGGTGGAACTTGGAATAAATGGTCATTCCACCCTTCACTGGCTTTATACATTAGACTGTAATACGGTTCTTTGATCTTTTCGTTCATAATTCAATCCTTGCTGATGGTTTATATACTTCAAAATCTTCTGAAAATGCTTGATTATATTTCTTGATACTTGTCCAGTACCCATGATCCCAATCGGGACTGTTTTCATAGAACCTCACAGAAAAATTATCCGTTAGCTTTAATACTACTTGATTATCTTCTAATGTAAACCCTTGCTCAATTCGATCACCAAGGTAAAACACATGATAACCTTTCTTGAGGTACCGATTAATCTTAGCAGCCTTCTTTAAGGCATTCAAGTAGCGCCGCTTGTGTATTCTCATTTTAATCCTTTGAGATTAGTGAAGCTAACCAATAGATAATTAAAGTTGTACCAGTACCGGTAACCGTACCGATGATTAGACCAAGAAAAACAGCTGTTGAAATTTCAGACATATCCATTTCATTTACCTCTGATAGTTTTAAGTTTTTCCATGCGCTCATATTCATCACGACAGTCCGCGGAACAGAATGCACCTTGGGTAGGTTCTTCGCACTCTAAGCACTTACCAGTCTTTTCTGGTACCTCTAAGCGATTCTGCCTAAGCTGATTAATATAAGCCTCGACCTCAACGCTACTGTCCCTAAAGGTAGACATATTCTAATCCTCAAAGTAATCTGAATAGAGTTCCACCAAGCGATCGCTGGTCAGACCAGTGAGCATATCGGTAGTGAAACCGGGAACAAAGCTAAGAACCTCAATCAATTCAGGGCGAGTCATAATCAATCTCCAGAATAACCGTAATCTTCATCGGTACCATAACCGGCAGAAGCCATACCAGAATCAAAGTCACCATCCATCGAATCATCAAAGTCCGAATCCTCATCATCTAAGAAGTCATCGGTATCAATATCACAGGCATTCATGTAATCATTGAAACCAACGTCATAGGCAATCGGATCCATTTCCTTCAGAATAGCAGAGGGAGAGAATTCAATACCGCCAACAACAACAGGACCAGATTCGTCTAGCATTTGCTCGTACAACTCAAGAGCTTCTTCCATAGTTTTAATCATACAATGCTCGCTAAAAAGAGATAAGAGACAAAGAAGGCCACAGTACAGAGTACCAGGCAAATAACATCTTCCACAAAACTGTATTTCATAATCTTTCCTTTAGTTACTGCACAAGTAGCAATCACCGTTTTCGGCATTAACATCAACGACCTGGTACCAGACATATTTAAAACCATAGACAGGCGATGCCTTGATGAAGTCACAGCGATCATTTGCCTGTGCTTCGGTTGGGTACACACCCAAGAGAACACCTTCTCCGTTCTCAAATTCACCACGGACAATATGTATTAAATTCATTTTTACTTCCTTTCTTAATGCGTTAGCACTACAACAGATACCATTATACACGAACCAAGGTAGGTGTCAAGGTATAGTTCCACGTGGTGTTGTATTTAAGCAACAAAATCGTAGGCAAATTCACCGTTTTTACCGACCCTTGAGGTCTGCACCTTGCCATTATAGTAGGCATTCAACATGGACAAGACCTCGAAAGACTGATCTAGAGTAGCACTAACAAACAGAGTACCATTTACAAAGTAAGCCTGACGATCCTTATGGAGCACCTTTGCCACTTTATCCAAAACGATTTTCTCGAAACCCATTTTCTTTCCTTATTCCGACATACTAAAGTAAGCCTGTGCCACCGACTGAAGCATACTGTCAGAGAGACCCAACTTATGCTTGATGACTTCAGGTGGTAAACGGAGGTGTAGCAGATTAGCAAACTGCCAAACCAAGTCCTCTGAAACGGTATTGCCTAGCTCTGTATAAGTTTTCATTCTTCAAATCCAAAATGTTCTTTTATATCCAACACCAGTAAACAATCATATGGATTATTGTGTTGCATACACTTGTTCACCATATCACAACATTCCTGAATAATCAACTCGGCGAATTTTTCATAGTCAAAATCCTTATCTACAGGAAAAGTTGTAGAATTATAGATTGTAGTGCATTGTTCAGCAAGCTCTTCAATACGCTTGTTCATTACGCAGCCTCCAGTAAATATTGATAGGGTAGACCCAAGCAGTAGCAGAGGTAGCTCATGTCGGAGTCACAGTCCTCTGCTTCAGAGATCCAACGAATAGCCGTGGTACGGTCTTTAGCACCACAAGCAATGAGGTCGACAATGCGAGCCTCAAAGCGCACAATAGCAGACGCCTCTTGGGCATCCCGCAATGCTGCATTTTCCTTGCAGACACGAGCCAGCACCTCAAACTCACGGTCGAAGTCCTCTAGAGACCAGCTAGAGGTGTCGATATGGCGTGGGCGGAACCCGTTCGCTTCCTTGTAGAAGTCCGAAAACTCGCAGGCAGCCTGCTCAAGGGGAGACAACTCAGACCAGCTCTTAAATTCATTCATTTGTAATTCCTTAATCATTCAACAGGTACCATTATACATGAACCATTGCCGGTGTCAAGCCTTTTTGCTGTTGTATTTTTGCAACATAAGGAAGGGTGAGTACTCTCCTCGTCCATCCCCTTTCGTTCGACAGGTACCATTATACTCGGTACCTGCCTGGTGTCAAGGGTTATTCCTAAGCGCTAGCGCTACTGTTGCTTGGAAACAACAGGCATAACAGGGTGAGACCGAACAAAGTACAGGGTATCAGGTGCATCGGTATCCGATTCCATCTGATTAGCTACCAACTCAGCATTACCACGGTCAGCAAAGGCATACCGAACCATCTCTGCATACTCGCCCCCATCATCTAGAGGTGAATTGTCTATAGTATAACGCAGCATTACAAGGTGAATTTCAATCATCTTTATTCCTCTTCAACAAGCTCAAAATCATTCAAATCCTCAGCTGAGACAAAATTATCACTACAAAAAATGCCCTCGAGGATTTCTTTGGCTTCATCCTCATCATTAGCTTCAATGACACCGTGATAGATTACTTTATAAACTTTCATTTTTACTCCTTTGTTTACCATATTGAAATACACTCTACAGGAATCGAACCTGTCAACAATGATGCCGTCGCAGCACTGCTATGTCCACCACTCGGCGTGCGCTACGCCTTTGAGTATACTTCAATATGAGGTCTGGTATCCGCCAGACCTTGCGGTCAACAACTACGCAGCGAGCAACTCAGGCATAACCATCTTAGTCACAACGACCTTCGAAGGTTTCTTAACTGCCTTGCGAGCAGCTTTGAGCCCGACAGGTTTTGCCATCAACTTATCGAGGCGTGCCTGCGCCTTAGCGATAGCGTTAGCACGTTTCACTTGCACGAGGTCAGCCTTGACTACTTTAGTGAAGGATTTCTCCGTGCGAACCTTGGAAACTAAAGCACGAACAACCAGTTTAGCTTCAGCAGTTTTCTTCCGTGCTTCAACAAGAGCAACACGAGCAGCGACCAATTCGGTCATCGAGGGGGTGAGGATTTTAGACATTTTTACTTCCTTAAAAAAAGAGAATCAATTAACTTACTACAGGAACCATTATACACGAACCACTACCGAAGTCAAGGACTATTCGGTTTGTTGTATTTCTGCAACATCGAACGGTACTGGAAACTTCTTTGCATGGAACTCGATCAAGTCAGCATCGGTCATGCAAGCAACCACAATTGAGTGCAACCCAACCCGGTTATCAATCAAATCAAGCGCCATCTTACGGCGCATTTCAGCACTCAGAGGAGCTGTCCTCTGGGTCATCAAGAAATCATCTAAATTCATTTTTACTTCCTTATCAACTCAACAGGAACCATTATACACTAACCACTGGCAAACTCAAGCATTATTTGGTTTGTTGCGAAAATACAACATTTACTCGACCAATTCAATTGAAAGGATTTCCTCTCCTTCCGAGGAGAAATTACTTTCAATTACATCTTCTAACCAATCCTTTACTTCTTCAGCATTGTATAGGTCAACGGTCAATTCAATCACAATTTTTACTGTTTTCATTTTTACTTCCTTTCTTATTCAACAGGATCCATTATACACGAACCACTACCGGAGTCAAGCATTATCTGGTAGCGCTAGCGCTTGTTGTTTTTAAGCATCATACCGGAATCGAGGGATATATTTCGCTGACTTGGGTGCACGACTATTCCCACGGGTAAAGGTATCTGAGTCCATATCTTCTGGAGAGGTGTTGGCAATATACACAAAATAGTCTTCCATGCTCTTACGCTGTGCAGCTGACAGAGGTTTCTGGTAAAGATTTTTGGTTTTGGGGGCGGTCTGCATTTGCATTTCCTTATCAATTCATTACAGGAACCATTATACACGAACCACTACCGAAGTCAAGCGACCAGTTGCAAGGAAACAACAGGTTCCTGCAGGAGGGATCTATCGAGAAAATCCATCACTTCATAAAAATTCTCTCCTTCAACATCTTCAACATCAACCAGATCCGCATAATCAATAAACACGGATAATATGGTGTTTATTTGAGCTTCGGTCATTATTACTCTATATTTTTTCATTTTTACTTCCTTATCAATCGTTATCAACTCAACAGGAACCATTATACATGAACCATACCATAAGGCAAGGACTTTCCTAGTCTGTTGTTTTTACACACCAACCCAGCGGACAGCACGAAAATTAAACTTAGGGTCGAGGATGTTACCACGAGCGAAGTTGGTGGCAGGTGCCTTGTAGGACTTAGCCATCAAGATATCACCAACCTTAAACTTAGGTGTAGGTTTAGCCACGATAAACGAGTGGACAGAACCTTTGATAACCACTTTAAGGTACTTGTTCCCAACCGTTACAGCCACATTCTCATTGAACCGTTTGACCATCTCTTGGCGTACGGTAGTCATCTCGCTGAAGTCAGCATAACTCGCCTTGATGGCCTCTAGGTACTTCTGAATCTGTTCTTTCATTTTTATATCCTTAATCATTCAACAGGTACCATTATACACGAGGTGAGGCAGGAGTCAAGGGGGTATACTTGGATGTGCTAAAATACAACACTTCCACAGTACTTTACATAACGTCCGTTATACGCATGGAGCGCTGTTGCGTGGGAACAACACTGGCAATAGTGGGATTGGATAGTGCTTGACTTTGGGACTGGTTAGCGTATAATGGTAGGTGTCGAAGGTAACGGGGTGGACGTGGAGAGTGGGCGCTAGTTTTATAGTCTATAACCATCGTCATCATCATCTAAATTCGGTATATCTACCCAATAATCGTCCGCCTTCAGAGATATTAAACTGGTATGCACGGTCGCCTGTCTCGCAATAGCCTGAGGGGTCAGATTATAATCCGTTGCGACCTCACGCATGGCCTCTCGCATTCTCTCTGTGGGTTCTCTGTCGGTACTCGCACAGGATTGTGAGCAGTATGGCCCACGCCTCCGGTGTTTTTTCTCGCAAAATTTACAGTTCTTTTCTTTGTATATTCCGGGCATTTTACTACAGGCTGGTTACTACCTGATTCCTCAGTATATTATTCTGTTTATTCTATATATTGCGGCATATTATACTGTAGCGCTAGCGCTTCTTTTTCTTTTTACTCAGTTTCTTTCTTTATCACCTCCGAAAGAAATAGGCTAATACTAGCATACCAACAATGACTAGCACAACCTTACTAATAACTAACCACCTCTCACTTGGATGAGGATTGTGTTGATTCTCTATAACTTTATATTCATCTGACATATTACTTTCCTTTCATTTGTTTTAATACTTGATGGTCAATATACTTGGCTATCTCTTTTGATTTCTCAGATAATACCCTCTCCGGTTTCATAGGCGGACAGGTATGGACTTTATTACACCTTGGGCATATCATTTTATCTCCGTATGCGTTGTCTCACCATACCTAGTACTGGAAACCCACTGGCGGTAACATACCACACATGATACATTGGTCGTGGTTACATTACCGTCAGGGTTTAGGTTTCTGCCGTTCTTATCATACATTGATTCAAAATACATGGCAGTGGTCGTGGCTATACCGCCTCTGAATATACATTCCTTCTCACAGCCTGGATTTGGATTATCAAACATTATCTACTATCTCCACGGGTGGCAATTGTTCTCTCTGACTCTTGATATTGTCCATTATACTCTTTATCTCACCCGTAATTGGGTTATCATGTGGCATATAG